GCACCAGCACCAACTACGATACTAATTAAACCACTTTGTTCCATTGTGGGTGCGCCTAAGTTCATATACCATATAACACATTTGTATAATAAGATTATGTAAACTGTTAAGAATAGTCTTGGAAATATTCTCCAAGCGTCAACAGCTCTTGCCATATGAATTAATTTTGCGTATGGGTTAGGTCCCATATCTTTTACAGATGTATCTACTTCTAAATCTACTTTTACTTTTTTAGTAATTTCTTTCTTATCAGCAGGTACAACAATTTTATCTTCTACTTCACTCATTATTTTTTCATCGCCTCTCTTTTACGTCTATCGTTTTCTTCTTTAATATAGTTTGTTAATAAAGTTACATATACCTCTTTTTCCCAAGGTATTAGATTATCTAATTCTGTCAATGAATATTTATGATGTTGCATAAGGGCAAAATTATTTTCATAGTAGGCCTCTAGGCTGTTATGGGCGAGGCTTATTGAAAAAAATCTTGTAATCCCTTAAATGTCACGTCACTTTCAACACCAGTCTTTGGATTAGTCACCTTTACCGTGTGTCTTAATTGTGGCGCACTCTCAAAAAACTTCTTAATATCACCAAATGCTTTTTGTGTCATACTTTCAATAAATTCTTTTAGTTCTTTTTGTGTACTATCTTTCGCAGGATATGTTTTTTCGCCCTCATAGATGTGGTCTATACATGCGCAGATAACATTAAATGTACTATCAGCGTCACTTTTATTTACATCAAAACCAGCCTTGGTTATTCCTAACGATGGATAATTTAAAACTAAACCTAAATTTCTCTTTTCGTCTATTACAATTTTGTTTGTATGATCGTCTTCTACTTGTACCTGTACTTCAGATAAATCAAGTTCAACATCTGTTGCAGTTTGTTTATCATCTGGACAAATAACTTTAAACTTTGATTTCTCACCAACTGATTTAGCTCTTATTTGTAATAACAAATATTCTATATCAAACATTGGTAATTTTTCTACATCTAGTTTATCATATGTACAAGCTTTTAAAACTTGTTTAGTCGCATTTATTATTTCGTTATTGTCTTTTGATTCCATAGCCATTAGTAATATCTTTTCTTCTTTTACTAAAAATGGTCTATACTGTACTTGCATATCTTGTGAGGCAAGTGTACATTCATATCTTGGTGTTTCAACTATTGGTAATGCCATTATATCTCCTTATTATATTAAATATTTAGTGGTGGTATTTTAAATGGTGGGAATACTCTACCACCAGTTATTCTACCTATCGGTGCCTTTCTTCTCAATTCATTCAACACGTCACGCCCTGCTCTTCTTATTTCTGGTGGTAACTTACTTATTAGTCCACCAAATATTCCTCCAGCTCTTTTTACTGTAGGTGATTTAAAATCTGATTCTCCTAAATCTATACCACCTGTCTTATCAATAAAGTAATTGACCCAGTTTCTAAATGAAAAAGTCACTTCAAATTTCTGTATTTCATTTGTCTCATGGCTAAATGATACATCGCTTATAATTTTAGGATAAGCTTCTAATAGTCTAACAGCATATGTAGTATCGTCTCTTTCGTCTCTACTAGCATATTGACCAAGTGCCATAATGTCAATTGGTGCAACATAATCGTTATAGTAATTTATATTGTGTGTTAGATTACTAAATGCTGCCTTTTGCCATATCTCAAAAAAAGTTCTTTCTCTCATAAACTTATCTGTGTAAAATGTTGCAGTGACTTCTGGTGTGGTATAATTATATACAAACTTTCTTGTTGGACCATTATGTCTAATTTCTTTTTGTACTGCCTCTCTACTAGGCATTGTAATCGCACTACAAAATGCTTGTACACGTTTTTTGGTTGGGTCCGAGTTCATTGTGTTAATTAATGCAGGATCAGAAAAACCATTTTGTTCATCTGGTATTGTCTGTGTCACCGTTTGTTCTAGTGATCCATTTGGTAAAGCAAACTCAACATAAAATCTAGCCTTTCTTTGAAAGCCTTCTGCCTCATTTACCATTGCCTGTACTCTACCTAATGTAGACTCAGGATTACCACCAGCCTTTTGTCTTAAACGTGGGTCTGATTGTACGTCATCTAGGCTTCTATCTCTAGGTAAACCTATTCGTATATCAAAACCACCAATTCTTTTTCCGCCTCGTAGAATAGCCATTACTTGTCCTTACATTGACATCTTTTGCCAAATAATTTTTCTATAATTTTATTGAACCATTTTTTCATTAATACGGTTGTCCTTTTCTAAACTGTTGTACAGGCAACATAACTGCTAATGCTGCTTCGTCAAAATCAACTCTTAAAAAATTTGATCTAACATGACTATACAAATATTTCTTAATAGTATTTCTAGCAATACTCACATTCTTTATACCATCGTAGGTAGCATCAATTCTTGTTGTTGACTTCATACCACCAGAGGCATATCTTTGTAAATTGTTTAATAAACTAATTCTTTGTACAGGTCTTATATAGTGAAAGTTCATACCCATAAACCCACCTGGTATTGTCTCTAAAGGTAATACAAGTGGAAACCTATCATACAAAGGTAATACCTGTTTATATTTAGGGTCATAATAGAAGAAGTTTAGTCTACCTCTACTAGGAATACCATTTAATTTACCTGACCTCATTAAGGCCGCAGCAGTAACTCTATCGCTAAGTGTAGCAACGTTTTTTTTATACCAATCAACACTCTTACGAATGCCACCTTGTTGTATCTTAATAGGGTCTAGTATTGATATAGCCATTTGCTAATATTTATAATAAAAAAGGCGGCCTTTCAGCCGCCCTTTCAAAGTTTTTGATGTGAGAGAGAATTACTCCTCTTCAGCTAATTTACTAAAGTAAGA